GTATCAACATATCCTTTATATAATAAAAAAGGTGTATTAATTATTGCATTACTATCATCTAAAAATGCCCTATAAATTTCTACACTATCATTTACTAAATTTTCATTTAAAGCTAATGATATAAATGTTTGATCTGCACCTGATAATGTCAACGATAATGAAGTTTTAGTAATATCAGTTTCTTCTGTAAAAGATGGTACATTCATTAAAAATGCAGTAGATGTATAAGTTACACTTGAACCAGATACATTTGAAGTTAAATCAAAAGTGCAATCTGTAATATTTTGTGGTGTAGAAAAACCTAATGTAATTAAATGAACTGGTTTTATATCATTTGTTGCCAAATGGTTTTTCACTGCGGTGGACAAGCTTCTCGTCATAAACCTCGTATGTTGTTCTATTTATTTTTTCTGAATCTTTTACCACAACAAAACTAAATGTTCCATCAGGTTTTTTATTTCTGCCTAAATCATTTGTATTAAAATCTTTAATTTCAGTTTCATCAACCACTTTTTCAGCGATTACATCTACATTTACCCAATGTCTAATTAGGTATTTTGCCATTATAAAGTTTCTTCTACATCTAATTCAAATTGATATAATAAGTTTCCTAAATTATCCGCACCAACTGTTCCAAATTCTTGTAAATCATTTGTAAGATGAACTGTAAAAGGCACATTGTTATAAACAATTGTTGAGTCATCAACTATATCTGCTACTAATGGTGGTTCTATTGTAATGGTTGCCGCATTGCTAGAACTTGTTACATCTTCAACTATCATATAAACTTTTGTATGCGATGCAAATTTTATAAGATCACCAGCTTTAAATCTTCCAGCACCATCGCTAGCAAAACCATCAAGTGCGATTGTATTATCCCCAGCAGATTGATTGCCATTTACTAATACTGTTCCTGTTTCAGTTCCTCTTGTAGATGATATTTCTGGTGGAATAATTGTAAAATTTTCTTTTGATGATCTTTGTTTCATAATAAAAGCTATTAGTTCGCCATAAACATCATTTCTCTTTGCAGTAATAATTTGTGCTGTAAAACCAAATCTTTGATCTTGTATTTGTCTTGTAAGTTTTTTTCCTGATATTGATTTTGAAAGCAATGTGCTTTGATTACTTTGTAAACCTAATGTTGAAAACTTTGCAGTAGATATTGGAAAAGCACCTGCCATTAAATTATTTCTCCTCTACCTTTTTCAGTCAAAGCATTATTTATAATTGATGTTATTGTTCCTCTATTTTGTTGAAGAGCATCATCAAAACCTTGTGTATCAATTGCATTAATTGTAAAATTAACATTTACTCCACCCATATTTGTTCCTCTAGCATTTTGAGTTATTTGTCCTGTTGTGTTTGGAACAAAAAGTTCTGGACCTCTTTCCCCAACTATTACAGGATTACCTTTTCTTACTGCTCCACCTTGAGAAAATCCAGCAAATCCAAAAAGTGCCATTGGGTTGCCTGACATTGCCATCATAGCCATTTGTATTTTTAATTGTTTTTTCTTTTCTTCTGTGATTTCATTTTCTGCTACTACTTCATCTTTTTTAAGTGCGGCTCTAATTGTTTCTTGAATTACTAATTGAATTGTAAAAGCTAATATATCTACTAATAATCTTTTTGCTATTTCTTTAAAAGTCATATTTAATTCTTTACCCATAACTAAAGCTTCAGCTAATCCTCTTGAAAATGCTTTGATACCGCTTTGTGCCATTTTTGATAATGATTCATTTATTGACTCAAAATCTTTTTTAAATGCTTCTAATATATTGTCTTTAATTTTTCCTAAACTTAAACCTGTTTCTTTTACTTCTTCTTTAAAATTTGTTGCCGCTTCCATCAATTCTCTCATTGACTCTCTTGAAGCGATAATATTTTCATCTACTTTTTTTATAAATTCATTAGCTAGTTCAAAACTTCTACCAAATGATTCTTTGTCAGTTTTTCCAAAAACTTTATTAGTTAATTCATCAAGGTCTAAACCCATTTTTTTTATTAATGCTATGATACCAATAACTGCTATTTTTCCAGCACGACCTAACATTAAAAAACCTAATATTCCCATTTCTCTTATAGCTGGTGGTAATGCTTTTATAATTTCTATTAAGCCACCAATACCATTTACAAGAACACTAAATACAGGTTGTAATATATCCATAAGACCAGCAACACCTAAAATAAATTGCTTTATAAATCCTACTAAACTTTGTCCAACAGCACTTGCAAATTTTTCTAATGTTGCAGAATTTTCTTCAATCATTCTATTAATAACAACAAGTGAATTTTTAACAAAATCAAAAAAACCAGCCTCATTTGTTTGTAGTTTAAATTTAAATAATTTATCCCCAAGCATTGAAAGTGTTCCTGTGAATGTTGTTGCTAACACCTCTGTTGCTTTTGAAAATCTTCCATTTTCCCCAAACAATTCTTCAAATCTTTTTATTGTTTGTTCTGTGGTTACTTGCATACCAGCTTCAAAACCTAATAATGCTCTTACACCTCTTTCTCTAAATAAATCTGCCGCACCAATACCAGATGAAAATGATCTTTGAATTTGTTCTGCTGTTGTTCTAAAATCTAGTCCTGTAACTGCCGCAACATTACCAGTAATTTTTAAAACTTTTTGTAGTTCATCTGCATCTTTAGCAACAACTGCCAAATTTCCTGATGCTGATGCTATTTCTTCCAAAGAAAAAGGTACTCGTGCCGCAAAATCTATTAACCCATCAAAAGCTTTTGCACCCTCTTTGACATTTCCAAATAAAAAGTTAAATCTAATACCAAGTTCTTCTACTTCTCTTCCAACATTAATAAATGATTTAACAACAAGACCACCACCAATACCAAGTAGTGCTGATTGTACTGAAAAAATTGATGCTCTTAAATTTGAAAGACCTGCTCTTATTCCATTGAATGCGGCTCTAGTTTTATCTCTTGCTAATATATTTAATACTAAATTTTGTGCCATTATCTTTTTCTATTCATTGCTTCTTTTTGTTCTTCGTTTTCTAAACTTAAAAAACCAAGCCAATAATTATACTCCCACTCTTCCATTTTTAAAATAGAAGATAATGATATTTTTAACCTATCAGCAACAATAAGTAAATTTTTTAATTGAGGATCAGATTTTAGTTTTTTTTTACTTCATCAGGACTAATAACTTGAACCATTCTAGTCGCTATGCGTGATAATACATCGGAGTCAACCTTTGTCATTAAATCCATTTTATCGTCTAATTTAAAAAGCTTTTTACCATCTTTGTCTAAGCTTTTCATAACAACAATATCAGCAAGAATGCTAACATCATTCATATTATCTGACTTCTTAAATAATTTATTTTTCTCAAATAGATTTATTGGTTGCCAATAAATTATAGTAGGCTTACCATCATCATCTTTCCATTCTGGTACTTCAACTGATTGAATACCAATATTTTCAAAATGTGTTTTTGCCCTGTCAATAACTGACATAAATTACTATTCAGTTCCGATTGTTAAAGCACCTGTTCCTTGAAAAGTTACACTTCTAGAAACAATCCCATCTAAAGGTTGAGTTACTGACATTCCTGTCACAATACCTGCACCCTCAAATTTTCTATCGCCTGTTGAACTTCCCTCTGGTAATAATTTAAAAGTTATACTTGCACCTGAAGTTAATTGTGTTTGAACACTATCAGCTTCGTCAAAGTGCATTTCTAAACTTCCAGAAAAAGATGTTCTGCCAGCAATAAAGGATTTTGCCCCATCTGACATTTGTGTGCTTTCAACAACATCCCCAGTAGTTTCTAATGTAAAAGATGTAAGTTCGCCAACTGCTGAACCACCTACAACTACTTCACCTTCTTTACCATGATGTACTGCCATTTTATACTCCTATAATTAATTTGTTTATATTAGTTTTCATCGTCCTCGTCAATATCATCTTCCCATTGATCATCTTCATCATCAACGTTATCCATATCATAATCTCTATGTTTATCAACAAGTTCTCTAATGCTTTCTACAAGTTCTTCTATTTTTTCTAATTTTTTTTCTATCTTATCTAAATTTTGATCTGCCATTTTATATCCTATGGTGTTCCGCTATCGTGTTCATAAATTACCCTTACGACCATTGAGATAGCACCATAAGGAAAAAGGGTTCCAGCATCAGTTTCTAATGAAATAACTTCTGTATCTAATGCATTGTTGTTACGAGTTATATCATTTTCCAATTCAGTTTCAATAGCTGATGCTAAATTATTTCTAGCAGTGTCAATATTACTTTCACTTCCTTTGACATAACCTGTAATTAAAAATTCTAAATTATTAACTCTTGTTTGCGAACCTGATCCAATTGCTTGATCTTCTTTTGTTTCTTCTTGTGTTTGTACTAGGACTGCTGGATATTGTGATTGTGCTAATTCTTCTAAAGGAAAAGGTTGTCTTGTTAATTTTTTAATTTGCGGACTAGATACACTTTGCAAGGTTGTAATTATATTTACTGCAATATCTTCTCTTTTACTCATAGCTTCATTCTCTTAATTTCTTTTTTTAAAAATTGTTCATAAGATTGTTTTATTATCTTTTCTGTTTTTGAATTAAAACCAAAAAATGGTCTTTCAGGTAAATTACCTAAGCCTTTTTGATGGAACAATGCCTTTTTTGCTTCTGTTTGACTTCTAAAATATAATTGAATTTTATTTTTATTTATTCTTTTTGAAGCAATTGACTGCAACATTCTATTTGTATCTTGAAGATTAACAGTAGATTTACCTTTTTCTGCCGCATAAGATGGACTATATGCTACAAATTTTCCTGCATCAAATCTTTTTCCTTGGTCTGTTTTTGTAAGTATTATTTCTTTTAATTGAACACCAGCTTGTTCTAAACCTTTGGTAATAATATTTGGAAACCTTTTAAAAAATATATTAAATCTTTTTCTGACTTTTGGTAAATTAGATTGTACCCTTAAATTAAGCATTATCTTTGCAATCTTCTGTATCCATGTAATGGTTCTTTTTCATTGATTGCTATTGTTTGGTTTGCATCTGTTC